TTAGCCACTCTAGGATTCACCGCTGGATCATATTTTGCCCCAGCAGTAGAGGTAAAACCACACACTCAGATACCCACATTTAAATCCACTGATCCACAACCTAAACCCACAGGATCTATTTGGGTAAAAAGCACAGCTCCCAATCTTGGTGCCAAATTCAAAGTGAAAAAATTTAATGGCACAACTCTTGCATTCGAAGACATCTCTGCTCCTTTGTATGCCAATAACGAAACTGCTTTGTACAATTTAGACAGAACTGGTGGCGGAATCAATATAGCAGTAGGTGATTTATATGTGAATGCCGACAACAGCAGCGACGAAGTTGATTTCTTAATCAAAAGAAAAGAAAACAGTGGAGCAACCATTGTTAAATCCAGCGCAATTGCTGGACAAGCTCTGGCTGGCCAATATTCTTTCACCATACAAGAATCCACCACAGGTTCAGATGTGTTGACCACAGGTTCTGGCAACGGCATCATCACAGTAAACACAGCAGGCGCGGCAGGAGATGCTGACACCATTGCTGCTGCTATCAACTCCGAAGGATTTGTGAACGTGGAAGCCAGCGTGGACACTTTGAATAGATTGGTGATCTCACACAACGACGGTGGAGAAATTAAATTCACAGACACAACTGGTCTATTGACATTGATCGGATTCTCAGATGCGACCACAAACATGTATTATGAAGAAGAAACAGACGGTTCAACCAGTCCAGTGGTATTGAGAGCTACCAATTGGAAAACATTGTCCTACACAGCTGACAGCAATGCTCCAACCAGTTTGACTGCTGACGGCACATTGTGGTATAATTCAATTGTGGATGAAGTAGATATCATGGTGCATGATGGTAACACATGGGTAGGTTATAGAAATGAACTGCCAAGCACAGATCCAATGGGTCCTATAGTGAGCGCCACAGAACCAACCAAACAATCTGATGACTCAACAAACCTAGTGACTGGTGATCTATGGATTGATACTAGTGATATAGAAAATTATCCTCAAATTTACAAATACAATTCCGTGAGCGCTGCTTGGGTATTGGTCGACAACTCAGATCAAACCACAGAAGATGGCATTATTTTTGCTGCTGCACGTTACAACACCACAGGAGCCAACAGCGACACGCCAGGCACCATAGAAGCGTTATTGACTGAAGACTTTGTAGACTTTGATGCTCCAGATCCAGCATTGTATCCAAAAGGCATGTTGTTGTTCAACACACGCAGAAGTGGATTCAATGTGAAAAAATTTGTGAGAAATTACATTGACCTTAATGCAGATAACATTAGATTCAGCAATGATCCTATGACCAATTACTATCCACATCGTTGGGTGGTTGAATCAGCCAACCAAGAAAATGGTGCAGGTTCATTTGGTAGAAAAGCACAGAGAAAAGTTGTGATCCAGGCATTACAAGCAATGATCAACAACAATGATGCTATCAGAGACGATGCTTCTAGAATATTCAATCTTATGGCTTGTCCTGGTTATTCAGAATTGATCGGCGAAATGATTTCATTAAACTATGACAGAGGATTGAGTGCTTTTGTTATAGGAGACGCTCCATTTAGACTGACTCCAGATGCCACTTCATTGAACGAGTGGGCAACCAACGTGAATCTAGCAGTGCAGGACAATGACCAAGGTTTGGTTTCATTTGATGAATACATGGGTGTGTTTTATCCATCAGGATTCAGCAGCGATAACTTCGGCAACGACATTGTCGTTCCGGCCAGTCACATGATGTTAAGAACAATTGCATTGAGCGATCAAGTTTCTTTTCCATGGTTTGCTCCAGCAGGCACAAGACGTGGTGGCATAACAAACGCATCAAGCGTGGGTTACATCACATCAGAAGGTGAATTTGAAAGCATAGCATTGAATGAAGGTCAAAGAGACACATTGTATACTTCTAATGTGAATCCAATCACTTTCATCACAGGTGCTGGTTTAGTCAACTATGGTCAAAAAACCAGAGCAAGAAATGCTTCAGCACTGGACAGAATCAACGTTGCTAGATTGGTTATCTACTTAAGAAGTCAATTGAACAGATTGGCCAAACCATATGTGTTTGAACCCAATGACAAAATTACTAGAGACGAAATTAAACAGCAAGCAGAAGGCCTAATGCTAGAGCTAGTGGGACAAAGAGCACTATACGACTTTATCGTGGTGTGCGATGAATCCAACAATACTCCAGCCAGAATAGATCGTAATGAATTGTACTTGGACATAGCAATTGAACCAGTTAAAGCAGTTGAGTTCATTTACATACCGTTGCGTTTGAAAAACACAGGAGAAATAAGCGGTTTATAATAACTTTATAAATACTAGCAATAGGAGAAACAATGAGTATATCTACACTATCTAAATTGACAGTACCTTTGGCCAGCAACGCAAGTGCAGGCAGTCAGGGTCTGTTGATGCCAAAATTATCGTATCGTTTCAGAGTCACATTGGAAAATTTTGGTGTATCGACTCCAACCACAGAATTAACTAAACAAGTTATTGATGTTACAAGACCCAACGTAAGTTTTGAAAACATCACATTAGATGTGTACAACTCTAAAGTTTATCTTGCTGGTAAACACACTTGGGAACCTATCACATTAAATTTAAGAGAAGATGTGAACAATAATGTACAAAAATTAGTAGGCGAACAGCTACAGAAACAATTTGACTTTTATGAACAATCTGCTGCTGCTTCAGGATCTGATTACAAATTTGTAACTAGAATTGAAGTGTTAGATGGTGGTAACGGAGCAAATGCTGCCAACATTTTAGAAACTTTCGAATTGTATGGTTGCTATGTAGATTCAGCAAACTATAACACATTGGCTTACAACACCAACGATCCTATCAGCGTGACATTATCTATCAGATATGACAATGCTATTCAAACGCCTCAGGGTACAGGAATTGGCACCGCAATAGGTCGTACAATTAATACTCTTGCCACAGGCGGCGGACAATAATTTAAACATCTTAAATTGATTCAAAAAGGGGTCTAAATGGCCCCTTTTTTTATTTTAGCAGCATAGATTTACAACACATAAATATTAGCATGCCAAACATATTAAAACCTTTTTTAGATAATCTTTTCAAAGGAGCTTTAAATCCCAAAGGCAACCTTGCTGACTATCAACATGGACAAAGATTATTTGTGGATGACAGTTTTAGATTGGCTCCAAAACAAAAGTTTCTTTACCACGTATCATTCAATATTAACTCTCGCGCCACAGCAATTATTCCTAATTTCAATTCCACTGTTGGCGAAGAATTAAACATGTTGGTAAAATCTGTGGATTTACCCAAATACACCATAGACACTGTGACCAAAAATCAATACAACAAAAAAAGAAAATTACAAACTAGAATAAATTATGATCCTATTCAAGTAGTATTTCACGATGACAACTATGGCATAACCACTGCTATGTGGCAGATGTATTATCAATATTATTTTAAAGATGGAAACTATGGCAAAAAAGATCAAACTAAAACCATATCCAGCACTGTGCCTGATCAGTACAACAGAGGAAATACCATATCAGGAGACACGGCAAACAAATATAGATATGGAATGGATTCTGATTCTTTTGAACCTTTTTTTACCAGCATACAAATTTATCAAATGGCTAGAAAAAGATACACTTGTTACACATTGGTGAATCCGTTGATAACCAATTGGCAAGGAGACACGTTATCATATGGCAGCAATGATCCAGTGGCCAACAGTATGACCATAGAGTTTGAAACTGTATTCATGAGCAGAGGACCAGTAACTGCTGGATCAGCACCCAAAGGATTTGGTGTTAGACACTATGATAAAACCCCAAGTCCGTTGTCATTGCCTGGTGGAGGAACCACTAGTGTGTTTGGAGTGGGTGGAGTATTGAGTGGACTTTTTGGATTGGGTGGAGACAAAAGTGCTTTCAGTGATATTGAATCGGGCGGTGCGGGATCTGGTAGTTTTTTAAAAACAGTTATAAGCAGTGCTAACAGACTTAAAAATTTAAAAAAATTAAACAAAGAAGGTTTGAGAGAAGAAGGATTCAATATAGTCAAAGAAGGAATTGGCAGAGTGGGTGGAACCAATGTGAGTGGTGTGGCCAACACACTGTTTCCTAAAAATACCCCTGTGGCTAATAACGTAACCAAAGCTGAGTTAAAAAGAAGATAATTTATGTCCAGTGAAAATATTATTAATTCTGATTTTCCTGAATTAGATGTTTCAATTCCTAATATTAATCCTAGAGAATTGAGTGTTACTAACAAAGAAAAAATCAATACCTCAAACAATGTTCCCAGCACTGTTTCAAACACTGATAGTGCTCAGCCAGTTAAAACATTTTTTGACAAATATTTTGTTGAGCCTATCAGTATTCCAGCTGGTGAAATAGATGCTGTGATAGGATTTTTTGAAAAGAGAAATTTTGAAAAAACTGCAGCAGTCAGTGTTTCCACAATTTTATTACAGCAGGCTAAGTTAGATAATGTGAATATTTTTCAATTGTTGGATACTTTAAAAGGATTGAGTGAATTACAATTGAGTAGTGTTGTTGCAGAAATTTTAAATGTGAACAGATCAAAAATTTCTACTTTAGGATTCAAAGTGACCAACAATCAGAACCAATTCGAAAAACGCAACATAGTGGTATAATCAAATGCCTCGACGTTTTGCTCAAGGTAAATTTACTTTAAAAAATCCTGAAAAATATCTAGGAACCAAAGACCCATTGTACAGATCCAGTTGGGAATTTGCTTTTATGAAATTTTGTGATGAAA